GCACTTTAAAGAGATGATGAGAATAGAAGGAAGTTCATTCCCTATATATGAATTGAACTGGGTCGGTGGTGGGGGTTCTCAATCTAAGAAAGATAGGATACAACGTCTTGAACCAGACTTAAAGGATGGCTCATTCTTTTTTCCTTATCCAACAGATAAGAATCATCTAACATCATCTCAAATAGACTACAAGGAAAGGAAGCAAGATTTTCTAAATTCTAAAAAGATACTATGCAAAAACGAGGAAGGAAAATTATACGATCTTTCTAACTGGGTAAAAGAAAATGAGTACTGTTTATTTCCCAGTATCCATCCAGATTTTTTAGATGCTTTATCTAGGATATACGATATGGATGCGATGCCTCCAATGCCAAGAAGGGGCAGAAATTTAGAACCAGAGCTGGAGGCAACTTACTGATGGCAAGAAGATTTAGATACGGAGGTGGATATAAAGGTCCCCCTCGTAGAGTTGCTTACAGAATGGTTAATGGACGAAAGTTCTATGAGAAGTCTCCAAGGGCGTTTCCTTATGGAACAACGCCTTATGTTGAACCATATTACTGGGTAGTTGGTTACGCTCAATACGATGTACAGGGAGTAAAGGATTCTTAGGAGTTAAACTATGGCAGTTACTATTGTTACAAGAGCTGGTAAAGGCTCACCATTGACTCATGATCAAGTGGATGCTAATTTCGATAATCTGAATGATGGCAAGGAAGATACAATAAATAATCTTCCGCTCGATACTGTAATGAGTGATACTGCGGACTATATTCCGTTCTATGATACGGCGGCTACTGCGGTTAAAAAGATTACGCCAATAAATAGTTCGTTCTGGAATAGAACTATAATAATTAAAGTAGTTCCAGATGACCTTCCCACCTATATTGGAAATGGAATTTCAGCATTTACTATTCCCCCCACATTAAATGATCTATATCTTAGCGCTGTATCTGGCAAGATTGGAGCTCATGTTTATACAGCAGGAGTTACTGGAACTACTGATATAATGATACATAATCTTACTCAGGCTGTAGATATGTTAACTACTGCTATTACAGTTGATGCTGGAGAAACGGATTCTTCTACTGCAGCAGCGCCTCCAGTAGTAGATACAGATAATAATCAGGTTGCTACAGCGGATGTAATTAGATTTGATATTGATGCAATTTCAACTGGAACTGCAGCTAATGGTTTAGAGTTGAGAATGGAATTCAAAGGAGCCTGATGTTAAAATTAGGTGTTACATCTTATCCACCCACTGTAGAGGTTAAAAGAAAGTTTTTTCCTGTGCCTGAGATTTTGGCTTCTGTAAATGCTGATCCTGAAGTAATAAGGCAATATGTAAAAGAAAATATAAAGAGAGGTGTTCCACAAGTAGAGCCTTTTGAAACTCAGTGGGACAAGGTAATTGCTCTGGCTGTTGGCGGCGCTACGCTAAATGATACCTTTGATGATCTTTCAGAAAAGAGGAATAATGGCATGCCTCTTGTTACTGTGAATGGGTCTTATAAGTATTGTGTGGATCGTGGATTGAATCCTTCTTCTATGATAATGTTAGATAGCAGGGAATTTAATAATCGTTTTGTTGAGCCATTATCCAAGGATGTAAAGTATTTGATTTCTTCTCAGTGCCATCCTTCTGTCTTCGATAAGTTGGAAGGTTACAATGTATGGATATGGCATTGTGAAGGTCAGGACGATTGTAAGGAAATGCTTGATGAGCAGTACGGTAAAAGATATGTAGATTATTTCCCAGTAATGGGAGGAGCTACAGTAACTTTGCGAGCCGTGCATGTTCTCAGAATGCTGGGATTTCATAAAATAGAAATATATGGTTTCGACAGTTGTATTATGGGCGATCACCATGCTTATAGTCAACCAGAGAATGACAAAGAACAAATTCTGAATATTAGATTATCTGGAAGGGAGTTTAGATGTACTCCTGCTCATTATCATCAAGCAAGAGAATTCGTTCAAATGATCGAAGGTACTGGAGAACATTATGATTTGGCTGTTCATGGTAATGGTTTAATATCTCACATCATTAAAAATCCAGATTCATTAAAAAGAAAGGAGGAGGTAAACTAAAATGGCTGCTACTGCATGGGCATTTTTTAATTCATTTAGAGAAAATATGGGGGGAGCTACTGCGTGGGATTTGGCTGGAACGTCAGATGGATTTCAGATGTCTTTGCACACGAGCGCGGCAAGCACCAACGCAAACGATCAGACTTTATCTACATACGCATCTATAGGAAGCGAAGTGGCTAATGGTAATGGGTACACCACAGGAGGTGCTTCAGTTACCAGTAGAACTTGGGCTTCTGTTGCTACTGATAAATATCGTTTCGATTCTACAGCAGCTGTATGGACTGCTACTGGAGGAACGATCCCAAATGTTAAATACGCGGTTATTTATAAATCGGGGGGAGCGTTGGTATGTATGTCAAAATTGACTACATCACAGTTTACTCTGGCCGAAGATAATACGCTTACTGTTACACCAAGTGCCACTGGCATATTTGAGTTAGCATAGGAGAGTATTATGGCACTAGAAACGGCTAATTGGGTAACACAACTCGTAGATACAAATCCTACTACTTCAGACCCAGTATCACAAGGCGACGACCACTTGAGAATGATCAAAACCGTATTGTCCAATTCCTTCCCTAGCACTTCAACAACTGCGATTGTGCCCAATATGTCTGGAAATTCTGGTAAGGTTTTAAGTAACGATGGCACAGATGCTTCTTGGTCAGCCGCAGGTGACCCAGCAGGGACAGCAATAGCAATGGCTATTGCATTGGGAGGTTAGCATGGCTAATACATTTAAAAACCAAGGTGCTGCATTAACTACAAGTGGGGCTATTGTATATACCGCTCCAGCGGCAACAACATCTATTTTACACTCTGTCTATGTGAGTAATATTGACGGGACGAACGCTGCTAATGTAGATATAAAGGCAAGAGCAACTTCTGGAGATACATATTATTATGTTGGAAAGGCGGTTCAAGTTCCAGCAGGGTCTTCTTTAGTCTTAGATAAGCCAATAGATTTGGAAGCGACTGGGGATGTTCACATGACAGCAAGCGCGAACAGTGATCTTGAAACTGTAATCGGCGTATTAGAGATAACATAATGCCATATCTAGGAACTGTAGAATTAAAAGAAAGCGATATCAGAAGGATTGACATTACCTCTTCTACTTCTGCTACGCACACGTTAACTTGGACTGCACCAAACGAGCAATCTTTGATTGTTACGATTAACGGGGTTAAGCAACAAAATAATTATACTGTTTCTGGAACTACTCTTACTCTTGATACTGCATTAAGCGCTTCTGATCTGTTAGAAGTAATCGGCATCAATGATATTGGGACTACAATAACTCCCGCGCAAGGTTCAGTAGATACAGATCAACTTGCTAATGTTGCAGTGACTACTGCTAAGTTAGCAGATGACAATGTTACTACGGCTAAAATACTTGATAACAATGTAACCCTTGCTAAACTTGATGATGGTACGCAGGGAGACATACTTTACTACGGCGCTTCTGGCGCACCCGCAAGACTCGGTTTTGGAACATCTGGAGACTTCCTGAAGACTCAGGGAACAGGGGCTAATCCTGTGTGGGCGACTGTTAGTGACAACACTACCCAATGGCAGTCAGTACAGACCACAGGATTTACTGCTGTGGCTGGTAATGGTTATCCATGTAATACAACGTCAGGGATATTTACTGTAACTCTCCCCGCTTCTGCCAGCGTTGGCGACACTATTGAATTTGTAGATTATGCGGGAACCTTTGATACAAATAATGTGACATTAAACCCTAATGGATTAAACCTCAAAGGCGCTACAGACAATTTACGCATCATAACCGAAAGAGAAGGTGTAACGATAACTTATGTGGATGCAACGCAAGGTTGGGTAGTCACCGCTGGTTCCAATGAGGGAACTCCAGCGTTATCACCAGAAGAGTATTCCATAGATTTCTTAGTTGTGGCTGGTGGTGGGGGTTCTGGTAGTGACAACAGCGGTGGTGGTGGAGGAGGTGGTTATAGAACATCAACTCAAGTAGCACTTGTTGGAACAGCAATTACAATAACTGTAGGAGATGGAGGCGCTGGTGCTGCCAACACTGGCGTTACTGGTAGTAATGGTTCAGATTCTTCAATTGCAGGTACAGGTTTAACAACTATAACTTCTGCTGGTGGAGGTGGTGGGGGTTCACACACGAGTACAGGTGTAATATACAATGGCACTAGTGGAGGTTCTGGTGGAGGAGGGGGTTCAAAAAGTAGTCCAGCAGATGAAGGGGCTGGAGGTAGCGGCAATAC